GGCCAACTTGATACTTCCCCAATCATGACGGGTTGGCAGGCTTCCTAGAGCCCCCGTGCAATTCTTATATAAGGTCAACCACAATGTGATTATCGTTTCTTGCCGAATTGTGAAGCAATATTCTTCTTGCCGTCGCCTACAACTTTCGCTAAACGTGCAACAGACTCAGCAGACATCTTCTTATTTTTCTTCTTAGGTAGAACTTGTAAACCCAAAGAAGCAGCCCCTTGTATGGCGGCTCCCAAAGCTTGAACCCTCGGATCTGAAAAATTACGAGTTACAACCGGTGTGAAATCCCGGACGAGGGTAAGAACCTTTCTAAAATAATCCCCAGCAGCATTGTCTCTTGCTTTAACACCAGGGGGCAGCTGCCTAATAACATTAGAATAGGCTTGTAAAGCTGCATAATCAAGCTTGGGTGAAGGAACTGCGAGAACCGAAAGCTTTGGATCATTCTGAGGAGCAGTCTCCATAATCAACGTCACCGTTAAAGTCAGTGTGGAACTGGCAGACAGACCAACAAAATAAATCCCAGAAGTGTCCCAATTCAAAGGATGACAAGCTTTAGTAGGCCAGCTATAAGGAGCAGCTTGACCACTAGCTATAAAAGAATCAGTCATAACAATTGATTGGTTCACTGTAGATCCAGGATATTCGATCGCAGTGCCTCGTTCCAAAATTCGTAGAGCATGAGAATGAGAAGCAATTGGTTGATCCAGACTATTCATCGTACAAACTGCGTAAGAACCTTCACGCGCTTCCCATTGAACACTGCCAGCATAAAGCATAGCTTCATCGACAGTTGCGGGAGGCATACGGCTCTTCACAGAAAATTGATCAGCAAAATGACCAGCACCAAGCGAAGCACCTGAGTATAACACTCGGCCAGTTTGATGTTCCTGAGGCATTCTGTATGTGGTAACTGTTCCTTGTTTGTTAATCTCAGCCGTTGTGTCATGAACTTCCAACGACCATCCAACCAGACGCGAAGGACTTGTGAGATACTCATTGAAACTAGCCACATTAACAAAACCACCTGTCGGATTCCACGCGCTTGAATTCGGGAAAGTAGGTTGCCCAGACGCCACACTGTTCCAGACCACTGGAGCAAAGCGACCATCCAAACTACCCGCACCCTCAGTAATTAAGCTTGTGTTGTCATCAAAAGTACCTACAGTAGTATAACTGTTTTGCGTTGTGCTATAAGGAGCCACTAGTTCAGGAAGAGTTGCAATATGGCAATCCCAATTCGCACCAATAGCCCCAGCATTAAGCTGATATTGTTTCTTAATTTTTTGAACCACAGTCTTAGATGATTCAATATCCGGATAACCCACGACTCTTCTCTCGAAATCGTGATTAGGGTCCAAAGCCTGAACCAAGAAATCCATCCCATCTTGGCTCAGTCCGACCACATTGCGTGCAGTGTTTAAGATTGTATCCATCTATATATAAATACACCGCTCCCTGATCATCATTCCCTGGCGTGATCCTAGACAAAGTCGAACCGTCTCTTCCTACCACCCTGAACAAGAAGAGCCATATACCATATCTGGTGTTGTTTCCATCTCTGGGACAACAACTCCCCATCCCACTCCACCACCACTAGCTGAGTGAGCCTCTCTGAGTTTTTAAGCATAATCTACCCGAGCAAAAGCCACATGCAACGGGTGCTCAAAGAATCTGAAACATTGGACAGAGCCACACATATCAATCCACTGCAGAACCTCCTCGAAAGGGACATTGTACCGAATTGACCATGCTTCCACGGCCAATTGACGGTCGATGACGTAAATCGGAGCTACATCATGTTTTTCCCAATCTCGTGGTTGAATTTTTGGACGATTCTCAACCATGTATGACCAACTAACCTCCAAGCGGGTCTCTTCCTTCATTAAATTAGCAAACAAATGCGAAAACCCTGGGATAATGGGCAAAGCATATAATGAATGCAATACGTCAGAAATAAACCACCCACATGCCTCTCCATACGGGAGCTGATATAATAGAGAGGGATTCTTCAAACTTTTTCCAAGTTTTAGAATTCTTGAAGGCAAGTAACTCCAGATAGGAAAGAAGCCATCGCAAGTCTTCAGGTTGTCTCCTCGAGGTCGAAACTCGGATGCATACCACATCCCCTTCAGAAATGTAACCGAT